TGAAAAATTTATTTCTTTTAATTTTTTATCTAAATTAGCTCCGGCTAAAGCCATTTTTTCAATTTCACCACCCGTCATACCCAATTCTTTTCCGATTTCTCTTAACTGACCTTTAGCTCCAGGCGCAATTTCAAAGTTACCATCTTTACCTAATTTAACAAACTGTTTACTCATTTCAGCAATTTGATTTTGTAATTCAGCGGGGTCATTTTGACCTAATTCCATCAATCTTAATGGGTCTAATAAATCACTTTGAGTAACACCTAATCTTTGTAAAGCGGCCGCAGTTTTAATTGCATCTTCAGGATTAAACATTTTGTCGGCTAAATCTAAAGTTTTTTTCATATCAACTCTTAACATTGTTGCCTGAGCCGCCATTTTAGCCAATCCTGTCACTCCTCCTTCGAAATTAAATTTGTTAAGGGCATCCATATTAGTGATAACTTTTTCTGACACCGCTGCAGCATTAACACCAAGTTCTCTCGCGACCTTCACAACATTGTGCATCTGCTCACCAGCGTCTGACGCCGAAATACCAACATCCGCCATAGCATTAACTATTTTAGTAACTTCTTGACCAGTAACTTTAAAAGCCGCATATAAACTGGTTGTAGTTTCTTGTGTTATTAATACATTTCTACCCAAAGATGATGCGGCTTGGGATTGTGTCTTTAATACATCATCAATATCACCACCTAACTTACGAACTGAAGTGACAGATTCGGTTATAGATTTCCGTATTGTATCAGACATTTCTCGGGCTTGACCAAACTGTTTGAGCATTCTTGACGCAGCCTCATCTAAATTTATAACAATCTCTTTAATGTCACTAGGGTTTAAATTGGAAGCTAGAGATGCTCCTATGTCCCTATCAGGCATGTTTAGACTACTTCCGGCATCTGCAGCATTTGGTTCAGTTTGCATATTAAATTAGGTTTTATAAATAAATACTCCAAACATCGTTTTTACACCATGTTTGGAGTATTTAATTCAATAGTTCGGTCTATTAAATATTTTCTGACATACGTAGGCATCGTTTGGTAATCAGAATAGGATAAATTTATTGTTTTTGTTAAATACAAGTATTCTTCTAAAATTAATTGTCTGTGATTAGAAGAAAGGCCGAAAAAAGTCCACCCCAAAGGTAATCTCGAAAGATACCAATTCTCCTGATGGGGCGATTGCTGTTCTTTTAAGGTCCAATGAAGGTTGGTTGTCTCTTAAAAAAGTTCTTATGTATTTAGAATCCATAATTGGTAATGTATCAATAAATGAACTTATTTTTGACCTATCAGTATTACCATCGACCTCAATTACGTGTTTTAATAATTTCAAAGTTATTTTAGGAAATTGTCTACCTTGTGGGTATTCTGATTCCATTTTGTCCAAATCAACAGTATCACTCAAATTTGTTGGTCTTAATTTTACTGTAACACCTGATTTTGGTAATTTAGTTGTAAATGTTCCATCCTCATCCGGTTTAAATTCAGTTTTTTTAATATTTAATTCGTCTAAAAGAATTGTTGTTGTAAATGATTTATTTGTCTGAGGGTCAGTTAAATTAATATTATATTCTGGTCCAAAAGAAGTGTTTCTTAAAAATATTAATATAGCTTCAATATCACCATCTAAAAGTTCTTCAGGTCTTAAAGAATGTTCGTAAAGTTTATTTCTTAGTAAGGTCAAAATAATATTATCAGAAGTACGAGACGAACCTATCAAGTAATTTTCATCACTAGCGGTTAAATAACCAACTTTGACTGATTTAATTTTTGATTTATAAAAAATCCCCCCGGAGGGTAATTGAACAATGTCGTGAGGTAGGGTAAAATTTTCAGTACCCGCTTTTATTAAATTTGTATCCATATAATTTTCTTTTTATTATAAATAATAAGTAATGTTTTTTTTATATAAACATTAAATAATATATTCCCTCCTGATATTTCCACAACCATTTTTCTGTTGTCTTATATCCCGATTTACTATTAGTTGTGAAAAAAGTAAAATCCATACATTACCGTGTTATACGATATATATATGGATTTTACTTTTGAATGTAAAGGGTATGTTAAAAAATTAGTAAACGAGTATACATCTATCCATTCGTAATGAAGCTGAGATTGTTGCTAACTTATCGTCTGAGTAACCTAAAGTATTGAAATTGACATCATCTAAAAATGTTCCTTCGAATATCCATTTTTCAACAACTACACCTGTTGGGTCTAACATCTCAAGGTCAACATTCTTTTTATATCCCGCAGCATATCCCATTCTACCTGTAACAGACTCGGCACATAAACGAACCCATTCCATAAGAGCTTGTGATGCCGATGGTCCAATTGGGTCTCTAAAAGTAACATTTAGTTTACCCCAAGTAAAACGACCTGCCACATATGTTGAGGTATTTAAAAAAGGTATTTCTACCGCGTTTATTGTAATATGAGGTCTAGCTGCCGCTTCAACAAACCACTCATTAATACCTAATGAAGATGGAAATCGCACAATAAAACGATTATTTCTTTTTGGTTCATACGGTATGGGCATTTTCATTAATAAATCGGCCATTGTCTATTTGTTTTTAATTTTTATTTTTTTATCTTGTTTATTATAAATATTACCTATTTAATTTTTTTCTCTTGACTTTTAGATTTAAATTTTTTATAATTCTAGAAATCCTAGTTATTATAATTAATTATTTAATAGTTTTTATTTATAATAATTATTTTAATATTCTTTTTTAATTCCTCCTGATGTTGAATATGTTTTAATTATATTCTCTGGGTCTTTTTCAAAATGTTTTTTAACAACTTCCACATTTTTTAAGTCGTCATCTGAAAAACCTATTTTTGGAACAAAATAATTACTTATCTTATTTTTTAAGTAAGCTTTTTTCTGAATATAATCAGACATTTCCTTAACATATTTGACAAATTCATTTAAAGCTTTGATTTTACCTTGTTCCGGATTTGTTGCCGAACCTTCACCATAAGTAACAGGATAAAATCTACATAAATCTAAATATTCTCGTATCATTTCTCTTTTAGATACATTTTCTTCATCCGCTAAATCACGATATTTTTCTAAATTTCTAACCAATTCATTAGAATCTATACCATTCGTATTTGAAACAATATAGTTATAAACACCTTCTTTTAATACTGAAGGTGTATGTCCTCTAGCTGTAACAATTGAAAATATTGAACCATTATTTATAGCTTCTACAAAATCAGGCCAAGCCGGTCCCGGTTTAGCCATCATAGCATCGACAATAAATTGTTTATCACCTTTAACACCAAACCATTTATAAGCATCTTCAGCAAATCCTACTATCGTGTGTCCTTCAACCTCAATAGGTTCTTTACCTATTTCTTCTCTATAAGTCGCAAAATCTTCTGTTGACATTCCTACCTCATCACCATCTTCATCTTTTAATATGATTTTGGTTGGCATCGATACTATGTTATCATCCCAATCAAACGCATAATATTTTTCATCAGGAGCACCAAACTCATCAATCCCTTCAACTATTTTATTTTTTAACATAATTTTATATTAAGGCTGAATTATGACCCACTATTACAATGGGCCATAATTTTATTTATTATATATTCTCAAAAGAAGCTCCCGCCGGAGTAATATAGAACGTAATGTCTATAAATTCTAATGATTTAGTTGGTTTGATATAAATCTTACCTGTCATTTGATTTCTGTCTAAATCAGCTGCGTCAGACGAAACTGTTACACGGAAGTCATATAAACCTCTATCTCTTCTGATAGCATCTAAGATAGGATTAACAGCATCTAAGAAATCTTGTCTTACTTTTTGGTCGTTTTGTTCAAACAATAATCTTACAGATACTGCCGAAATCAATTTACGAGCTTGAAGTAATAATCTTCTAACATTTATTCTATCAAGTGCTGATTGAGCAATTTGTAGAGTTTTATTACCCCAAATTACTGTTCCAACATCAGCAAATGTTGCTATTGGATTAAGACGACCTTGGTAAAGAGTATCTCTATCTTCTTGAGTAAGTTTCTTTCTCGCTTTGATTGCATTTACAATACCTCTTGTATAACCTGCCGCCGCGAACCAAGGGAATGCGATGTTATCGGTTAATGCTAAGTTTCTCATAACCTCCGCTGTTGGTGGTAAGTAGATTTGTGTATTATTTACACTATCTCTTGTTAACACCCAAGGATAATAAGTTGCCGTATAGTTAGAATCAATACCCGTTTCTTCTAAATTATTTACCGCCTCTTGTGGGTAGATTAACGCACTTGGGTCAGGACTTGGAATAAATAAGTCACTATCCGGTGTCGTACAAATATATAATGAATCTGCTCTGTTAAACTCTATCATTTCAATTGCTGATTCTACTAAGTCAGAATTATTAACATAATCAATACCAGGTGTTACAAATAAGTTAATATTAACCGCTTCAGGATTTGAGAATGTTTGTTGACCCAATAAATAAGCGTAATAATCAGAATTACCAAAATCAACACTATTGTTACCAACTGTGATTTGTTTGAAAGCACCCCAACCGGTCGCTGTAGGATATTTAATAGAGTCCGGACAACTACCATTTAAGAAACCTCTTCTACCTAATTTAAATGTATCAGTGTTACTTCTTGATTCTCTATAGATGTCCCAACCATCAAAACCACCTTGTACTAATAATGTGAATTTACGTGAGTATATTCTATAATAAGGACTTGATTCACTTGTTGGGTCAGAAGTAAATGTTGCATCACCAACATAATAAGACGGTGTTCCACTTGTTGTATATGAGTTTGAAATTAGTATGTTATTAGCTCCTTCATCCATATGGAAACCTTTTGTTAAAATTGCCCAATCAGATACGTCACTATCAATACACAAATTTAACGGTCTTTGTTTTCCTTTATATTGAAAGAAATCAACATCATAACCAGCACCATTTCCTGTTGAAATTCCTAAGTAGGTTCTACGAACATTATCGCCCGCACTCAATACAGAGTCATTAGCACCTGACCTTAATCCAAATGGTGGGTCAAAAATTACTTCACCAGGAAAATCATATTTAGTTTTATAAATTGGAAATGGAGGTTTTGATGACCCATATTGTCTAATTTTGAAACCTTGAAAACCACAAGGTAAAGTGTCAATCGGAGCATCTTCATTCATTTCCACCATAATGTATTTTGAATTCAACTCATATTCCCCGTCACTAGTACCTATTTTTTTCGCAATAAATGAATTATCATTAGGGTCCATAGAACAATTTGTAAATTTCTCAATTACTACAGGATTGTTATCAGTATCAAAGAAATCTCTAACTAAAATGTCAAAAGTTAAATTATTAAATGTCATATTAGCAATTGATATTTTAACTTCAACATTTGCACCGTTACCATCTGAAATAGTAATGAATCTAAACAAATTAAACACT